ATATTGATGCATTATTTATTATTCTTTCTTCATAATCGCTTAATACACCGTTATTTTTTATTTTTTGTAGCAATTCATCATCACCATCGTATTTTAATATTTCTTCTGGTATATTATTTTCGTCTAATTTTCTTTGAACCTCTTTTATTTGTTCGACGCGTTCTTTATCGTTACTTTCTTTATTTTCTATAGATTGTTTTTTTTTATTTATCTTTTCATTAAGAGAATCTATCTCTTTACTAAGAACCGCTATTTTGGTTTCCAAGTTAACTATGTCGCTCTGATCGTTTTCTTTTTCTTCAGTTCTATTAGACGAATCATTAAGCGATTTTAATTCTTTCTTAGTTTTTAAAATGTCTGAATATGAAGAATACAATTTATAAAGATTTTGTTCTTGCGGTGATACAATAGTTTCACTTCTTACAAAGATTGAAATCCTTTTAGATTCTCGTTCACTCACTGTGCCCTTTGAGAATGTTAAGATATAGTAATAAGTAATCGGGTCATTTTTATGCGCGTCATGTTCAGTGTTATAATCATATGGTTTATAATCGTAACTTTGGTAAGTTCCTAAAAGAACATTTTCCTCGTTAATATCAAATTTAAAATACTCGATACGTTTATCATATATGTCTAATGAACATAATTTATTATCAAGTTTATTAATAAAAATGATATCAACTTTTTTAAAAAATTTGTTTCTTAATTCTGTTTTTTTGGTTTTAACTTCTGTTAACAAATCGTTTTTCGATTTGCTATTTAATCCGGAATTACCCTCAAAATATTTCGCATCTGGTGTACTTTCAATTTGAGTTCTAATATTATTAAGTTGTTTAATAGAATCATTATACGCATCGGTATTTTCGGCATTTACATTTTGTATTTGTGTTTTTAATTGTGTATACACGGTTCCCATAATTCTTATATATTATACAAATATTACCATTTCGACTTCTTCACCGTCACTTGTGGTCCCGCCTTCTTCTTCGCCTTACTCGCATCAAACTCATCCTCATCATCACTGCATAATTCCTTCGATTTTTCCCAGAATTCCTTACTCCCTAATTTGAACGCGGGGCGGTTTTCCGCTTTATACCAGTAAATCTGTTCATTGATTTTGCTTGATTTTGCATTATTATGGATAACCAAGCACTCATAATTCTCCGTTGTCTGGTCCATGACGGAACAAAATAATTCCAATGTAGGAAACATACTCGCATAGTTTTCCCAGATTCGCCGCCGATTCCCTAAAGTCGGTTCACGCAATACAAATACATAATCAATATTGGTTCGCAATGCCGGTGGAACACCGAGAGGATACTGCATTGTTATAATCAACATCACTTTCCAATGTCGCCCATTCATAAAAAGCATTCGCATCAGTTCATCCCTCGCCCAACTCGCATCATAGAGACAATCATCCAGTATAACGAATGCGCGCGGGTCAATCGTCGCCCGTTTATACGTCTCCATCTCCGAGTTAAACCGCTTCACCACTTGATGCTGCCTCCTCAAAATTTTATCGATTAAAACGGTGTTGTATTTCTGGTGAATGAATAGTTTAGGCACAATTTGCGAATAAAAGTTATTCACGATTTCGGTTCCGGATATGACAAGACCGACAGGTATATCTTGGTGATGGTAAAGCAAATCCTTTACTAAAAACGATTTCCCTGTATCTCTTCTCCCGATTAATACAATCACTGGTCCTTTGTTTTCATTGGGGTGGAATGTTATCCAACGCATATCAAATTTTTTAAGGTCGAGATTCATGTATCACTACTGCTATATCGTTACACTAAATAGATAAATTCTATTATATGCTGATGCCGCACATGGTTGAATCGACTTTCACGACCAGAAGAAGGCGTATAATTACGGACAAATAGTTCTTTCGTCCTAAATATACGTCTCCGTTACTATTTTAGAATATGTCATCGTCTATTGAAATTCATTATAGAAAGATACGTCCTCTCAACATCGATGCTTTAGCAAAACAATATACCGCAACAGAATACGACAATACGAATAATTACAATCCATATGCATTGTCCGAAATTCAATATTTCAATCCTCTTTACACTGATTTTTTCGTCTTGAATGACACCAATTATAATCGAGTTGGACTAAACCATAAGTACTATGTAGATGGCGTATCTATCCGGTCCGATGGCGACGATGCATCTCCCGAAAAAACGTATTTCGTGAAATGTTCGCCTCTTCTCGATCCAGTCCATTATTTAGTAGGAAAATACGAGAATGTAAAGAATGTGCGAGTATTACCGAATCTGACAAACCAATCCGAATGTTGTCAAAAAATACTCAATAAAAACAACGCCTCTTATGTTGACGGGTTCTTCTCCTATTTAAGCAGTCAATTGAAATATAAACACAATATGCTAAATGCCGTCGATTTTTACGGGTCTTATTTAGCAATACAAAAAGTATTTAAAGCAAATATAACAGACGACATTGATTACTTACATCAATCCAATTATTTTAATGAAAATATCGGGAAAGGGTTTGTCATTAGTTGCGATGGTGCGAATGACAAATTCGACGATTTTACGGGAATCGGGTCAAGAGCGAATAAGCGACGTTTGGTATTAGAAGATGTTATCGATGCATCGGAAATGGATATTGATGTCGTTGATGTATCCGATATGTCTGCAGGAAATGCGGAAACGGAAGATATATTGTGTGAATACGAGAAATCGGATAATGAGGACGATTCTAGTGTGTCAGATGAATCGGATAATGATACTGCATCGAAATCTAGTTCCAACGAAGGACACAACGAAGGAGACGACGAAGGAGAAGACGAATCAGAAAACGAAGATGAATCAGAAGATGAATCAGAAGACGAAGGAGAAGACGAAGGAGAAGACGAAGAAGAATCAGAGGATAGCACTGAATCCGAATCAGAGGCGTATGCATACATCGACAATTTTCCTACAAACCTGATTTTTCTGGAGAAGTGTGATGGAACATTGGACAGATTGTTTATGGAAAATGATGTTAACGAGCAACTGGGTTCAGCATATATGATGCAGATTATTATGTCTCTAATCGCGTTTCAAAAAGCATTCCATTTCACACACAATGACCTCCATACGAACAACATAATGTATATCAATACGGATATCGAGTTCCTCTATTACAAGTACGACAATCGTTTCTACAAGGTCCCTACATATGGAAAAATCTTCAAACTAATCGATTTTGGACGTGCGATATACCGTTTCAAGAATCGTATTTATTGCAGTGATAGTTTTGCACCAAAAGGCGACGCCCATTCTCAGTATAACACCGAACCGTATTTTAATGAGAAGAAACCGCGTGTGGAACCGAACTTAAGTTTCGACTTATGTCGTCTGGGCACTTCTATTTACGATTTTGTGATTGAAAACGAAGACGACCCGCGGGATGATTTCCAAGAGACAATTTATAGGTGGTGTTTAGACGATAATGGCAAAAATATAATGTATCGTCGTGACGGAGAAGAGCGATATCCCGGGTTCAAATTGTATAAGATGATAGCGCGTAATGTTCACTCACATACACCGCAAAATCAATTGAAATATCCCATATTCGAGCAATTTATGCTTCCTGTAAGTGAGGCGATGAAATTGGATGAACAAGAAGTGAGAAGATATGGACTCAATTTGGATTTGGTGGAGAGGGAATATGTATGATTTTAGTATATATATAAATTATGCAACCGGATCAATCGAATGTTTATAGGTTAACAAGATATGAATTCTCAATCAAATTAGAAAAATTAAAGGATAATGAAGCGTATTTTCTCGAATATTCAATTGATAATGATACTTTCATCGTAAATGTAGGAAATATTGTTGAAAGTGAAAAATATGGAAATGACTTTGAGAATAAGTTTGACGTAGAAACACTAGATCCCGGTATTGGAACCTATTTAGGCATAAAAATATTAGATACAAATGATATCAAGGTTGGAGATTATTTTTTGCGGGTTGAAAAGAACACAATGCCCGAAATAAAAAAAAAAATACCAGGTGAAACCTGTGCTTTCGCTTATAGAATTACCGATATAAACAAAGAAAATGCAACAGCAAAAATTCAGAAGTTTACCAATAAAACCCCGGAAACTGTTACATTCCCAGGTTTTGGACCGACCACATTTATAGGAAAAGCTAGGCAATACATTACAGGCACAAATAAACGACTCCCATCAAACGGAGGTAAACGCAATCGCAATACTCTCCGAACAAAGAAACCTAAACGAAAAAATAGACGTAAATCCAGGAAAAACTAATTATTATTAACCTCTACTAGACGTTAACACAAGACAAAAATTGATTCATAATTTGCAAATATTATATAAATGTATTATCATTCGATTATATAATATTATTTAGTTAACAATACAAGAATGCCTCCAAAAAAGACAAAACCATCCTCTCCTGATAAACCTGTAGTTGAAAAACAGACCAAAACCTTAAAAGCAACGAACCCAGAAGAACCTCCTACCGATCTTCCTCCTATGCCTAATAAAATCCCTCTTCTCATCGATTCTCTTTCCGAGAAGGACCTCGAGTCGTATCGCAAGAGAATACGTACAGAATTACCAGAGTATTCCACTGACGACCCACGCTATGAAATCGTCTATAAAATCATCGACGATAAACCGGCAGACTATACACGTGCAATCCAAGAACCAGAGATATTGAAAACGAGTTTGAAGTTGAAAGACCAGAAAACTGGCAAACCCAAAACACTGAAGAGTTTTGTCGAAATCTGGGAAGACGCTAATTCGGGTTTAGCGGAAGAAGTGCTCGCGGCAAAAGACCCGAATGAAGCGAAATGGGAACTGGCAAAAAAATACAATTACAAGATTGCCACCACATTTATGCCGATGTATGCGAAAGCAATATACGAATACTTTGGTGCACATCGCGTTCTAGACCCTTGTACTGGATGGGGGGATCGAATGATTGGTGCATTGTCGTCGACTTGTGTGAAAAGGTACGTCGGGTTTGATCCGAATATAAATCTCATCCCGGGATACAAGAAAATCCAGCAAGATTTCGGTAATGGTGTTGCAAAAGAAAATACGGCAACACGCCATATCGAGTTCGAAGGTTCGTATGAAATAAATTCTATACCGTTTGAGATGGGGTCAAAGCGGTTGGGTGATGAGAAGTTCGAATTTGCATTCACCAGTCCTCCATTCTTCGACTACGAAGACTATAATCCGGATAATCCGAAATACCAAAATTGGTACCGCGACTTCTATGAACCGCTATTTAAACTGACAGAAGAGCACTTGATACAAAATGCATTCTTTGCAATTCATATCGACGATACATCCGCAGGAAAAATACGCGACTTCTTATTCAAACGTGTTGACCAGATAACTAGTTTCAAATACTGCGGCAAAATCGGTCTTGTCGGCGGAAAATCAGGTAAGATACGCAATGTCTATTTATTCCAGAAAATGTCGGACCATTAGCGTCATGCGGAAACATTTAGGCATCTAGATTCTAAACAATAATATATATTTTTGTTTAGAATTCCCGTTAAAATAAATGGATAATACGTTGATTGTTGCATTTTTTACAACTGCATTATATTGCTTTTTTAAGTTTATAGAATACAAATTCATAGATAAGAAGAAAGAAATGAAACCTCTCAAGTATTTCGTGAGAGATACGGTGATTGTGTTTGTGAGTTCGTTTATTGCCGGATTCGTCTTTTTCAGTTCAAATACGCAGATACGCGAGTTCGTGAATACCATAACCGATTCCAAGGTGATACCAGACGGACAAGCGGTTGTGTTTACGGACGCACCTGGGTTCTAATATGTCCATACACACAATCCAAAAACATAAAGACAAATGTTTATATACTATAATCCAATCACCACCCCAAGCAAAATGGAAGACCGTATAGAACAAATTGCAAAAGATAAAATAGCAAATACTGCTGCTCTTGAGAAATACGGTAGTCTGGCAATTCGACGACGATTGACAAGAGAACTCGAATCATTGTATTCCGTATTTTTAAAAATCGAAATACAACTGAATGAATTATCGAACCCGAAAATAACTATTTACGAAAATGTAGGTGCGTATATTCACAGATACGATTTCATAATAAGCGAAAACTATCCGTTCGTAAAACCGGAAGTTTTCTTCCAAAACCAACCTTATCGCAAATTCCTGCAAACCATGCTGCACAGCAATGTAGGACGCAAGATGTTCAAAACAGTCACTGGACTCGAATGTTTATGCTGTCATTCCGTTACATGTAATTCCAATTGGAGTCCGGGTCTTACACTGCATAAAATAATAGAAGAAATCCATCATTATAGACGGTTGAAGCGCAATGTACTGAATAAGGTGTTTGCCGATATTATCAAACGCAAGTACTTAATCGGCGACATTGATTTGGATTCGTGGTTATTTTGATTCTATGATCTGGGACAATGTTCTGCAATAAATGTATAGTATGGATAAAAAAATTATAATTACAATTGGACGTATGAATCCACCAACGCCGGGACACGCGTTGCTTATAAAATCTATGTTGAAAAAGGCGTATCTGGAGGGTTTAACGCAAGTAAATATAATATTGTCGGATACAGTGAATGATAGTAAAGACCCTTTTGAATGCGAAGAAAAAAGGAAAGTATTGTACAATTATATTATTGATTATGCAAAAACAACTCTAATTCGAGACTTGCAGCAAAAAGATGAAAAATTCGACGAGACAGATAAACAAAAAATTCGGGATATAAAGGTGGAAGTCGTTTGTATGAATGATGAAATCGGGTTAGTAGACCATAAAATTCTAAATTGTATATACTATATTTTACGTTTGTATGGATATGACATTCTAAATAAGAATGCGCAAAACCCAGCAGGGTTGTCTGTTGAATTAGTTATTGGAGAAGATAGAGCAGGTGGATACAAATTTATTGGAAACATATTATCCGAATTTAACCCGCCGATTCATTTTCAGGAAATACCTTTGCCGCGTCCCGAGGGAGCAATGTCTGCCACAAAAATAAGAAACGCTGCATTGTCAGGAAATAAGTCCGAATTTTCCAGTTATTATAGTGAAATGGGTTTGAGTGAAGAGGAAACGAATCATATATACGACTATATAAGAGAAAATCTAACCCCGCCAAAACCAGCAAAAAGATCAATATTTTCGAAACGATCTTCTCCCACAAGAAAAAAAAAACAGAAATTCAAACAAATCCAAAGATTCAAAAGAACCCACGAAAAAAGGCGGTAAAAGAATAACAAACAAAAAAAGGAGATATATTCGATAATATAATTAACTGCATAAACGTACAGCTAATTATATATTCTATAAAAATGTGCGGAATCATTGCAGTGTATTTATCGAACCAAGACCATCGTGTATATACATATCTCGTAAATGGATTGACTGTTTTGCAGCATAGAGGACAAGACGCCGCGGGTATTCATACCTGCGACAATTCCTATATATACAAACACAAGAATGCGGGAAAGGTCGAGCGTGTTTTTCAATCGGACTCGTCTATATCCGACGCGCTTCAGGGGTATTATGGTATCGGACACGTCCGTTATTGTACGGCGGGGCATCTAAATGTCGAATCCGCGCAACCTCTCAACATAGGCAATCGGATTTCTCTGGTTCATAACGGCAACTTGACAAATACAGCAGAATTAGTAGAAATACTAAAGCAATACAATATAACACTTACTACATCATCCGATTCCGAAATCATTCTGCAACTTTTCGCTTTACGTCTATGTAGATTGTCTATGTGGGATTCGATATCCAAAAATGACATATTTAATGCAGTGAATTACGTTATGAATTTATGTAAGGGGTCTTTTTCCGTTGTTATAATGATGCCGAATCACGGATTTATAGCATTTCGAGACGCACGCGGAATTCGTCCTCTCTCTTTTGGTCAATCGGAAATAGGATCTATATTTGCCTCCGAGACAGTTGCTATTCAGTCTATCGGGTTTCGTACAGTTCGAGACATATTACCGGGTGAATGTGTCATTATGAATCAGTCTGAGATTACCAATAAATATATAACAGAGGCGCATCATACTCCGTGTTTGTTCGAATATATTTATTTTGCTAGACCGGAATCGACAATTGATGGTATATTGGTGTATCAGGCGAGAAAGAATATGGGAGAGGCGCTGGCACAAAAGATACTGCAGAAATATGCGAATATTGTCGACGAAATCGATGTTGTGATGCCGGTGCCGGATTCGGCGCGTATTTCTGCATTACGTGTTTCATATATATTGCAAAAACCATATTGCGAAGGGTTGATAAAGAATGCCTATGTGGGGAGAACGTTCATTATGCCCTCTCAATCGGAGAGGAAACGGTCTCTGAAAATGAAGTTGAATACGATTGACCAGGAATTCTATGATAAAAATGTGCTGATAATCGACGATTCGATAGTCCGCGGAAATACGTCGATGCAAATTGTCGAAATAATACGGAAAGCTGGGGCAAAACGAGTCATATTTGCCAGTATTGCACCGCCGGTGAGACACGCAAATATATATGGAATCGCAATCCCTACTGAATCTGAACTGATTGCCTCTCAGAATAAAACAGACGAAGAAATCGCAAGTCTAATAGGGGCGGATATGGTCATTTATAACGATTTAGAAGACGTTGTAAATTCGTGCAGCAAAATCAATCCAGATGTGTTCGGGTTTGAAGTGTCGTGTTTTCAGTAAAACGCTTTCCACTACGCTTACAAAACGACCGTAAATATGTTTCGTATATATAATATAGTTAATGCAAGTTTTAATTGTTATTGTGGCAATATTATTTATACTATTGATAATTCTTGAAAAATTCGATGGTAGAATGAATTTACAAAGTTACAATATGAATAACAAATCGAATTTTGATACAAACGATAAACGTATAATAGGTTACATACACGTTTGTCAAAAAGGAGAATGGAGAAGAAGTTACGATATGTTAATGTCTAAAATAAAAAACACTGGTTTGTACGAAAATGTAAAAGAAATCCGGTTAGGTGTTGTTTCCGAGAATGCACAACTAATAGAAGATCCGCTGTTTAATGACGAAAAAGTTCGAATTATTTATACGGGAAATGTAAATGAGTATGAGCGTCCGACTTTATTACATATGAAAAAAAGTAGCAGAGAAGACCCAGATAACACCGTTTATTTTTATTTGCATACAAAAGGGATACGGTGGTTTGGTACGAAACACGAAAGTAAAGTAGTTGAATGGATAGAATCTATGTTGGATTGTAATATTGCAAATTGGGAAAATGCGTTTAAAATATTAGATACAAATGAAACGTATGGTTGTAATTACAATGGTGGTCATTACGCCGGTAATTTTTGGTGGGCAACCGCAAAACATATACAAAAATTGTCGGATACTATTCCAGAATACTATACAGCACCAGAGGATTGGGTTTTAACGAACAAAGACAATATGTACTGTCATAATAATTGCGGTGATAAATTTACATCACCATATGATCCGGAAATGTATAAATGAAATTAGCGTCTGGATATTAGATTTTTCACGTAGTTGAATCTATTTCGCATTTACATATAATTACATAATCTCTTCAAAATCCAATTTCAAGTCGTCCTCTTGATTTGACCCATCTAAATCGGTGATACCTAATTCGCCCAAATCGAGGTCATCTTTGATGGATATGCGGTCGAGAGGTTCGTCATCGTCGTCCTCCCCTTCTTCTTCCAATTTGCGCTGCAAATTACGTGCAGCACTAATTTCCTCCAACCTCTCAATGTTTTTCGGTGCGACTATTTCTTCGCGTCCAGATTCGCCTCCGAATGCTTCATCCACATCATTAAATGCCAGTCGAGTTATCACTGGGTTCGTATCCATATCCTTTATAGAAGGCACCAATGGTGGTGGTTCTTCCGGTGGAATCTGTATTGCTTCTCCGCCTTCTGTTTCCGTTTCTTCTTCTGTCTTGTTCGACACGAGAGGAGTATCTTCTTTAATCGGTTCAATGACTACTTCTTCCTCTTGTTCCACCGATTCGTCTAAATAGGCACGAATAATTGCTTCGGTAGGAATGCTTTCCCGGATTGCTGCCAATATACATTCCTGCACTATCATCTCTAGTTCGCGATTATGTTTCTGTATAGTAAGAGCACTCACGTTCTTCTCAAACAAGTACACATTCATATATGATTTACGCGCTGCATGTATATATGCTTTATGTAAAAATGCATCCAATTTAGGAATGCTTATATCGATTTTCTTCTGTTTATTGCCTACGCGTATACACGTAAGTGTTTTCAATTGAATAACGTGCACACATGTGATTAAATCTTCTAAATATCCACATCCGCTCCTCTCAATAATGCGTTTGCGTTCGTCTTCTATGATTTCCGAATTCCATTTTGGAACACGGCAAAGTAGATTCTGGAAAGTCATCAAGTATTTCGACGCCTCGTCGTTATCCACCGCCATTTTCCACGCCTCGTTGAAAATCGATTTCAATCCTTCAATAATGAGAGGAGTCAATATGGTAACCAATCTAGCACACCATTCATCTCTCGAAGAATGTAAATTCGAAACGGTAAAGTCGTCCATATCCTACAATATTTTTACTATAGTTTGATATCCTTTCTGTATATTCTGCATTTTACGCGACCCATATTGGGACAATTCCGGAGAGAGAGAGGAACGAACGTCGGAATTGGATGATAAATGCGAAGTGCAGGAGAAACGACCATAGAATCTGTTTCGTATGTAGAATGCATAATATATTTGGTAATATATATACACGAAAACCCACAGTTAAATGCCAAAATCGGAATCATCGGCATCATCGAAATCATTCTCTGCATCAACCATATCATCAAAGTCTATGGCGTCGGAATCCTCTCGCGCCGAGTCTTCAAAGAGTAAACCTGGGTCAATTCCTGCGTCTGTATCAAGTGGTCCATCCAATATTGACACACCTATGTCTGTTCCCACACCCGACTTCATCGAAGATACCGAAGCGTGGCGGTCAAAAAAAGGTCTTCTCTATCTAGGAGTCGATACAGACGAAACTGCAGAAGATTTGGAGGAAAAGGTCATCCGCCCATTCGAACATTTGACGAGTGCGGACAAAATAACCGAGATGGAGAAGGTATTAAAAACGGATAAACACACCGTCGTCGACCCAGTCTGTATAAAAAACACCGCGAACTGGGCGACGGTCGAGAAGCACCATAAATTCGATAATCCCGAATTCAACGCGAAAAAAACGGCAGAAGATTTGGCGACACAATCTCCTAAACTAGAGAAAATAATGCAAATGATACGGAAACTGGATAGAGAAGACGAAGTCCGTCATGGACGCAAATTCAAACACTTTATTTTCTCAGATATAAAGACCACACAAGGTGCGAAAGCGGTTGCGGCGGCATTGATTGCAAATGGGTATCATTTGGGTTACAATACACGCACGGTAGGTAAGAAAACGCAAATATCTGTAAAATCCCCCGAAGAATTAAAGGAGACGAAGGGGTCGAATTTCTTTCTCCTCTCCTCTGTCAGTATTTACGGAGAACCATTGCGTGTTTCTGTGAAAAAAGAAGCACTCCGTAAATTTAATCTGCGTCCGGACAACGTCTACGGCGACCTCGCGCGCATCATTGTGATGGACAGCGGGTTCAAAGAAGGCATTGACTTGTTCGATATCAAATACGTCCATATATTCGAACCGTCGAGCACATTAGCAGACCAAAAACAAGTGATTGGGAGAGGAACACGTACTTGCGGACAAAAAGGACTGCAATTCAATCCTCTTATGGGTTGGCCTCTATACGTATTTAAATACGACTTATCCATCGACCCAGAATACCGTGTCGATTTTCGAGATGCCGACACCGCATTCGCGTATTACTTGAAAAGCAAAAATATCGATATTCGTCTTCTCAACTTATTCAGTAATCTAGAGAATTTGGCAATTAAAGGGTCGGTCGATTATCGATTGAATAAACCAATACATCAATTTGCAGTAAGTGGAATGACGACGGGCGGGAGAGGAGAGGACACCGATTCCGACTCCGACAACGACGATAATACGGATGAGAAAGCGCCTAAACATATTCGGACTGCCGAAGAAAATCTATTGCGAAAACTGAGCGAGTCGTCGCGTCCAGGTAAAAAGTACCGTGCAGTCAAGCGATATATCAAGAAGTATTTCAGTGAATATAAATGGTCGCCGGTAAAAATGGAGAATTTGTGTGGTTATGAAGGACCCGAACCAACGCCAATAATACAAAAGTCGCTCGATGCGTATAGACCGAATAAACGGCAACCGAAGGAGAATATCGCTAAATCGCTGAGTGGCGGCGCGCCGCCGAATCTTATCAAACTATCTCCCACCCAAGATTTCATCAGTACTTATTTTACTGCAGAGAATCCGTTAAAGGGTATGGTCCTCTGGCAGTCGGTGGGTACCGGGAAAACGTGTGCTGCAATTGCAACTGCCACGAAGCAATTCGAACCTCTCGGATATACGATTCTGTGGGTGACAAGAACAACATTGAAGAACGATATTTGGAAAAATATGTTTGATATGGTATGTCATGAAGACATTCGTAGCAAAGTAGAAGCGGGTGTCAGTATTCCCGAGGATATGCCAGGTAGAATGCGTCTCCTCTCGAAATCGTGGGGAATCCGTCCAATTTCATACAAGCAATTCAGTAATTTAGTCTCCCAAAACAACCAGTACTATGACCAGTTGGTGAAGCGAAATGGAGACGCCGATCCTCTCCGAAAAACGCTAATTATCATTGACGAAGCACATAAATTGTATGGAGGCGGCGACCTCTCAACAATCGAACGCCCGGATATGCCAGCATTTCACAAAGCATTGATGAATTCGTATGCAGTATCCGGTAAAGATTCAGTGCGTGTATTGTTTATGACTGCAACGCCAATCACCGAAGATCCTCTCGAAATAGTCAAATTGGTAAATCTGTGTAAACCAGCGGACCAGCAGATGCCTACTCTTTTCGACGAATTCGCGGAGAAGTATTTGGACGACAACGGCGATTTTACAGTAATTGGTAAAAAGATGTTTTTAGACGACATTGCAGGACATATTAGTTACTTGAATCGAGAAGGCGACGCGAGACAATTTGCCCGTCCGATATTGAAAGAGGTCGCGGTTCCTCTCGTCAATGAAAAAACGAAGAAAGATATTGCGGATTTTGATGTTGTTGGTTCGAGTTTGCTTGAACGCAACGCGGAGGAGTTACGTAAGACCGCAGAAGACGCAAAAGCAAAATACAATTCTGCTTTAGAAGGATTTACAAAGACAAATATGAAGAAGGTTGAGAGGATATGCAATGATTATCCTTCTTCCTCTCGCGATATTTGCTATAAGATCGCAAAGAAGCATGCATCACGAATGATGAAAACCGCTAAATCACGGGCAGACGAATTGAAGACGCAGATGACGGATTTAGCGAAGGAATGGCGCGATATGAAAAAGATAAAAACCGACCGATTTAAAACTGTTCGCCAGACACGCAAAGACAATGAAGAAGAATATGAGGAATACAAGAAAACCGCATACTATAAATTAAAAGACTGCGAGAAAGAATGGAAAGAAGTACCCGGGTTCGATAAATATATCGAGACACATCCGAATTTTGCCAGAGCAAAAACATTGGCAGATACTATTCGAGAGGAACTGGTGAATGTAGAAGACAAATTGAAATCCGACTTGTACTCTCAACAGTCGAAGATACGGTCGTATAACAATTTGCTGAAAACCGATTTGAATCTAAATGAGAAACAAGTGGTGAGAAGAACGATTGCAGATGCGAAAAAGCGGTTAGAAAAAACGAAAAAACGGAATGCAAAATGGATGAAGCGGTTAACAAGACGCGCGAATGCATCCGTCGATGCACTGGATACGTTCCAGAAAAACACGAAGAAACGTATTCAGCAGATTATCCGGGAACAATTACGAGAGGAGAGTCAAATGGCGAAAGAAGAGAAAAAGATGAGTAAAATGGAAGAGACCGCGGATGAAGAGTTAACCGATACATTTATGCAAAGTCTTGAAGAAGCACAAAATGCAGTAAAAATAGAAATGGAAGAGCAAGAGAACAAAGTGTACGCTAAAGCTGCGGCGAAAGAAGAGAGGAGAATGAATGCATTAACGAAAAAACAGATGAAAGAACGTTTAGCAGAAGAGAAACGAATTGCGAATGCGACACGTAAACAACGAGTAGCATTAGAGAAACAGAACAAACAAGAAGAGAAAGAGAAAGAAAAGCAGAAAAAACAAGAGGACAAAGAGAAAGAAAAACAGAAGAAACAAGAAGACAAAGAGAAAGAGAAACGGAAGAAACTAGAGGACAAAGAGAAAGAGAAACGGAAGAAACAAGAGGAGAAGAAGCAGAAGAAATAGAAATATTATTTTTTGCGAAAGATATAGTGAATCATAAATAGTATAAGTAACTTCTCGCATCGAAATTGCGGTTTAATCTGGTAAAACCGCATAACCGCTTGTGTATATTCAGAATGAGATAAAATGCTTTTTTTCGTTTTAACCCATTCCATTAGGTCTAGACAGGATATGCCGAGTTCATACAGACGATTTACCGATTCCATAGATGGTGTGTATGATTTTCCAGTATCGGACGAATATGCGCCTTCCACGAACGCATTATCGAGTTCCCGCATTTTAGTCGCAACATCTTCTTGATGGTGCTTATTCATAGCAGAGAATTGTTGAGACAGAACGTATTGATGCATATTAATGGTTTCGTGTTCTACCGTGGGTTCAGGAACAAAGATATCGCAAAATCTGGACAAAATGGGGTTTAGTAACTTATCTTTATTTTCAACCACAATGAAAAATCGAGTATTGTAACTAAATAATTCAATGCATCTTCTCAATGCGGACTGTGCGTCAACTGTTAAATGATGTGCATTGAGAAGCATAATAATCTTGAATTCGCAAAATTGCCCACCTTCCAAATTCGATTTGCTTTGTGCGTTCGCTTTAGCGAAAAATTTCAATTCTTCTCTAATAAATTGGATACCCTTGCCATGGGAGCAATTTACGGTCATAACGTGTGTTTTCATTTTCAGTTTGTCTCCTCCGTAAATTTTCTGTATAAACTCGCGTACAAATGTTTGTTTCCCGGAACCGGATGGTCCATGAAATATGATATGCGGAATTTGATTCTTCTCAATAAATTCATCAAGACGATGCAAAATGGATTCGTGGATTTGCAAATGTCGAATTGAATTGGTGTCTTTTGATTCTTTCTGTTCTTTGGATCCTTTATTTAATAATTTGAATTCATTTATTATGTCGTCTGGTTTAAATTCGGCGAAAGACATATTCAATTACATTGCAATGTGTCATTGTATTTATGTGCATTGCAAACGCAAATAAATATATATTTCTGTAAAAGTAAAATGGAAGAAGAAAATCAATCGATAAAACAAATTCGTTTGCCGGATGTTGAGAGGAAGGACGACCAATCTGCGAAAACCCCCCGTAAAAAAATCGCATCACAAAACGGCGACTGGATAACTACTGCAGAAGCATATTCTACACAGGAATCGCAAATCAATCTTCTTCTCGAACTGCGGAAGGAAATAACCAGCGATGATATGACCATTGGTGCAACAATACTGCTATCCCACTTAAAGACAAAACAGTCGGGATATCGGTCGCAAGACACATTGAAGGGGTTTTATGACCCGGATAGGTTCATACAAATAGGCGATATAGTGAACCTGCTAATTGATTCTGGGTTATCGTGTTTTTATTGCAGAAAATGGGCAACGTTGTTCTATGAGAATGTGCGACATCCGATGCAGTGGTCTTTGGAGCGCGTATCTAACGAGGAAGGTCATAATCGGGGGAATATTGTAATTGCGTGTCTAGATTGTAATATGCGTCGGCGTACGATGTACCAAGACCGCTATATAGTCACAAAACAATTGCGGGTAAACAAATTGTCGTAGACCCAAGTTGGAAAAAAAACGGAAAAGTAATATATGAAATGAATCGATTGATTCGATTACCCGGTATTATTTACAAAGGATTCGTGGCAGGACTTGTATTCGAATTCTTTCTGCCTTATGACCACACGGTTACATCAAGACGACTGACGATAATAGGCGGCATATGTACTTTTGCATTATTATCCTATTTGGATAATTCCGGAGCTTAGGCATAATAGGAGAAAGATAAATATTCTGTAAAAGGAGATAAATGCTAAACGCTTTAGTATATAAAGACAATAACCTTTAATTATGTTTTCATTTCAACCTGCTACAAAATCGGATCAAACTATTTCGGTAGACCAACCAAACGGTGAACCTGCCTCTGCCTCTTATTCTATGCCAAAAACGTCAAATAAGTTTAAACATTCAATGCATAATATGCTGCCGTTTGATGGAGGAGAAACGGATTTGTCTGTATTGGAAGATATGTTAGAAACGGAGAAACAAAATAATAAATTAGCAGCATGGAATAAATTAGATAAGACGAGTCGTGTGCAGAAATTGCACGCGTTTGCTGAGAAGTACGGTCGGGAACACGGACTGCCTGTGAAAGAGATACGAAATCTAAAAGTATTTTTCACGGGTGCACTCGATAAAGGAAGATTGAATCGCGCGAAAGATGTTGTTTACGACCGCGAATCAAAAGAAGTGAAATCGGTACCAGCATTGCATTTTAATAATGAATCAAAATCGTTTACTTTGCGGAATCTGGAAGATGCAAAACGTGTATCTACATTGAAATGTTTAACGCCAAATAGAAGAACACCGAAGACACCGCAAGACGACTCGATTTGCGAGAAGAATGTATAATATTATAGACATAAAGATTTAGCGTATTACTATTCGAAATGACACCATATACTTTTTGCGGTGGTGGTGGTGGTGGTGGCGGCGGAGGTCCAAATGTAGCAAAGACCATATTATATGTAGTATGTACATGGATTGCTACAAAAACGTTGGTGAACCGTCGAGGAAAAGGAGGACCAACACCGTCAAATCCGAACAATCGGATTCCTAAAATAATAGTTCATTAACCGTTTATTATTCCTACGTTCTCTCTCCGGAATTGTCACATACGATAAGATGAAAAATTGAATATATTTTTCATATTATACTGCAGTCTCCAAACAACCGAATATCTATATTTTGTCCAAAAAATGTTCTGCATCTTATTATCCGTTTTATTCGCGATTCAATTCTTTCTTGCAACCTCGTTGCATTTATCTCCACAGCAATTGTATTCGATACGTGGTCTTCTTTTAAAATCGCCTTTAAATCAAGACCAACGTGCGTCTCTCCAGAATCTTCTCTACGTAACCCATCAGAGTTGGGCGGTAAAACAGGCAGTGAAATTCAAAGAACTGCATTATTATAAATGTCGCGATATAACGACAGAAGACCTTGTGCTCTCCAGTAAATTCGGTCTTTTGAAATCGTCGAGAATATATGACGGACGTACTACGTTTACGCGTTTCTCGGAAATCTACGTAAGAAGCGAACTATTAAGAACAATGACTACGCGCCTTTCCGTAACAACCTGCGTTTCTGCAAAAGACCGCATGAAATCCGCAAAAACTCGCACCAAATCGATTCCGAACCCACCGTATTCATACCAAGGACCGATAACAAGTCTAGAACCGCGACCATATTGCAAACAGAAACGCACAAACTTCTACGATTTTGTTTGGCAATATGTCGACACTCTCGACGCATTTACAAAACGCGCAGTCACACTAAAATACGACTATGAATTCAACGTGAAAAACACCAACCGCAATATTGCCACGCTAATGTGCGTTTCAGAAGAAACATTACGTAAAACGTTCAACCAGTTTTCGACTGAAATGCAACGAGAAGTCCTTTGCTTCTATACATCTGTGTAATTAGATATACACCAATAAAGGTACGTCGAATAAGCATATCAAAATCCACATTAATACTGTAATCGTAACCCAGCATTTTATTTTCCCATTTTTTTCCGGGATAATCTGAATACCCGAAAACCAATGTATTTCTCTCGTAGCAATAAAGAAGAGCAAATATAAATGTCCATCCTACATATTTATTGCCGAGTATCTGCGTGGATACTTTATCGAACGAAAATCGCCAGTAATAAAACAGTTGAAACAGCAGTGGTTGCAATATCACATAACTGATAGGAAGGGAATAGAAGCAAAATACATTTGTCCAGAGAGAAGTGTTATATAATATATGCCATACGTTGGTATCGATGATGTTTTTGCGGACGAGTGTCATAAGGAACGCCGCAATTTGAATAGAGTATAAAGGCGTAAAACACGAGTCTAAATTGCCGAACATAAAGAGTGTGGCGCCGATTTGTTGACTACTCTGCATACGTATGATGGATTCCTGGTCTTTCTTGTGGATTCGCACGTCAAATGGCATATTTCGCATTGTTGTTGTTGTAATGTCATTTTGATGGCGGGAGGAAATAAAGTCCGCAAGTAGCATTGTTCCGTAACATGTTGCCATTTTATAGAAGATCGAACACTGATTATACGTCAAGAAGAAACAAATGACCGACCGCATCGCAAATAATATGCTGTGTTGTCTATATTCGGGATAAATCATAGGCGCTATCTTATTTCGTTTGCTCGGAATATGATAAATAAGACTGGAAATAGACAACATCGCGTGAGCACAGATAAGATAACAGGCAATCGGATTATCTAGGTGCATTGTCCCTGTGGTAAACAGCATGTAATATCGATATCCGTAATTTACGAGACAGATTACACCGAGGGTCTTATGGATATGCATTGGGTCTTCTTTTGTAATCAGTTTGTGCGAATTATGCAGACGAACCGTATTGGCGATGTTACTATAACCAAATGCAGACATTACTCAAATTATTTCTCCTAAACTATAAAAGAGAAATAATTTACTATCAATTACTATCGGGGGTTAACATATGGACATTACATTCTAACTACGAAGCACCCTACGGTTGTTTCTCCGTAGAATCATACAATTCCTACGTTCGTTCCTCTCTCCGGGATTATCCCAAAGTATCAAACTCGGAAATAGTAGTTAACACGGCAAATAACTCACCTCGGAAGTTTAAGAACTCGCCGGAGATATCATATGCAACTAATTCGGTGGTTCTATTTTCAGCGGTATTTTCCCAGTCAATATTGAATTCGTCAACGGAATCGTCGTTTTCTCCGTAAAATTGGTGGAGTTCCACTGACGCACTACTATGGATGTCAATAACTGTTTCTGCAAAACGAACAACTTGCTCTTTTGTATTGCATATTAATCGATAAGGGACGAAATCGCCATCCCTCTTTGATGGTGGGCGTTTTCCATATAAAACAAAACACTCAGAATATTCCGATGTTTCAGGCCAATAGACAATACGCAATTCTGTATCCAACTTCTTACCTTTTTTACCTTCAACTACTTCCTTTACTACGACGTATAAAAATGTACTCATTGTTTATCTGCAGAACGTGTGTGTTTACTATATTTATCGATACACTTTTATGTATGTTTCGAATATATTTTATGCGGTGATAGAGACGGTCGGTCATATTACACAAATGGGACAATTCCGGAGAGAGGAACGAACGTCGGAATTGGATGATTATCCGGAGAAAAGGAGGTTTGTAGTAATAATGCAAAAGTATATAGAATATTCAGTAGGAAGAATATAAATATGGATGATTTTATGCAAGATACTAACATGGTGGATAATCCAGTAATAAATATGCCATATTGTGCCCGTTGTTTCCATTCACAATGTATTCCAGCAGAATATGATTCGGAAGAGGGCGAAGATGAATATAGAGATGGAAATGGAGATGGAGAGGATGACGACGATTCTGTTTCGCCTATTTTCCGAGAAGACCCAGAAGATATAGAAGAGCAGATAATGGAAATGATCTCGGATGCAATGCAATCCAATCCGACTATCATATGGCGTGCCTCATTCCAGAAGGACTTGATAAAGACGATTTCCACCGAATTATTCGAAGAGTGGTCAGAAGACGATTTATGCGAAGACTATGATTTGCCGGAAATCGAACAGTGGGTCAAGTATGTGGTCGATTATTATTTCAGAACCGAGTCCGAGTTTCCACCTAGACAAGGTGGGTCCCATATTCCATTGACGCCTCTACGACGAGCATCTATCTCACACAGATTGCGTTTATTGGAAGGGTCTTCGTCCTCTCAACAAAGGACGCAGGAATGGTATGAGACTCGCTATGGTCTTTTGACAGCAAGTAATGTATGGAAAGCGCTCGGCACAGAATCACAGCAGAATCAATTAATTACGGAGAAATGTCAACCCTTTGAACAATTCAAAGAAGACTGTTCTCGACATAACAATCTATCCTCGGATAATCCGATGGCGTGGGGTCAAAAGTACGAACCTATTACTGCAATGATATATGAGAAGATGAATCGGACACAATTGGGAGAATATGGATGTATTGTGCATCCGGATTGGCGGTTTCTAGGAGCAAGTCCCGATGGAATCAATGTCGACACTGAATCGCCGGTATATGGCAGAATGGTGGAGATAAAGAATATAGTGAATCGCGATATTGACGGCATTCCTCTCGACGCTTATTGGGTACAAATGCAAATTCAAATGGAAGTCTGTGATTTGGATGAATGCGATTTCGTGGAGACGCGCATCAAAGAATATCCGTCGAAAACGGAATTCCTAGAATCGGAGAATCCGTGGAGAGGAGTCGTCCTCTCGTTTGTTCCGAGGATTACCATTGAATCGACGATGAATAAGCAGAATATTCGACCTACTACTGTTAAATCATTCTACGAATATTTTTTGCTGGATAGTCCGGATTCATCGAAAGTCGATGAATGGATACAATCGAAGAAATCGGAGCACACAGATTTTGTATTGTCGAATGTTGCTTATTGGGGTCTCGACCAATATTCGTGCGTTTTAGTGAAGCGTAACCGGATATGGTTTGACTCTGCTATTCCAAGTATTGAGAGGATATGGCGTATTATTGAGACGGAACGCGTGACTGGATGCGAACATCGAGCACCGAAGAAACGCGAACCGAAATCAGAAGGGAATACGAAAATATGCCATGTTGTAAAATACCAGAGCGAAGAACAATGTTCCCAGACCATATAAATGATATAATAAAACTGTATAAACCATAAGTAATAAATACAATATCCTCTCTTCGTGCGATTGTATTTATTGTATTTTTATCACAAGCAAAAGAATAGAAAATGTCCTATACTGAATTGCCATCGACACAAACAGCAACCAACCCTTTCGGTCAAGAGGAAATGTATGTGACAAAACGCAACGGAAAAACGGAAATCATATCATTCGATAAGATTTTGCGACGATTAAGGCGTCTCGGTACAGATTCAAATCTAAAAATCAATTACACAACTCTTGCGATGAAAGTCATCGACCAATTGTATGACAAAATCCCTTCCACCAAAATAGACGAATTGTCTGCCGACCAATGCGCCTCCTTAGCATCCACCCACCCCGATTACAATACACTCGCCGGTAGAATCGTCGTTTCCAACCACCACCGCAGTACAAATGCTTCCTTTAGCAAAGTAATGCGGCAATTGTATGAATTCAAAGATTCTCATGGCGTGAACCACCCGATGATTAGTAAGGAATTATATCAGACGGTTTGTGCAAAAAGCAAAGAATTCGATGCTATCTGTAAATACGAACGCGACTATTTAATCGACTATTTCGGGTTCAAAACACTCGAGAAGTCGTATCTTATGAAAATCAACCGTGCTACAGTGGAACGCCCGCAGCATATGTGGTTGCGTGTTAGTATCGGCATTCACGGCAGCGATATAGATGCGGTGAAAGAGACGTACGAGGCGATGTCGCAAAAGTATTTTACTCACGCCACACCTACACTTTTCAATGCCGGTACGCCCCGACCTCAGTTATCTTCCTGCTTTCTATTGTCGCTCGAATCGGACAGTATTGACGGCATTTACAATACACTGAAAGATTGTGCGATGATTAGTAAATGGGCGGGCGGCATTGGATTGCATATACATAATGTGCGGTCACACGGCAGTTATATTCGCGGTACAAATGGCACGAGTAATGGTATTGTGCCTATGTTGCGGGTTTTCAACAATACCGCAAAATATGTTGACCAGTGCGTAACGCCGGATACGCCGATTTTTACGAAAACCGGATATAAACCGATTTCTGCAATTCAAGTGGGAGAGGTTATTTGCAACCGGTCCATTCCAGAATCGCCGGATTTTGGTAAAGGCGAGTTTTACCGAGCAAATGATACGAGAGGACCCGCGATGGAAAACAGCGACGACATATCTACTACCCGAATTCCGGTCGCCGATGGATATGGAGTCGTAAAACGTATAGTAGAGCACGATGTGACTGACGCCGAGATATGCATTATCAAACGAACCACAAATGGCAAAGACCATTTTATCCGCATAACACCAGAACATCCGGTTTTCGCCATCCAGTCCGAGAATTGGTCGGATCCTCTGTCGAGAGGCGAATGGATAGAAGCGGGTAAATTAGCAAAAGGCGATTATCTACTGTTCGGACAAAGCAAAACGACATATCATATTGTGTCGGATGTGGAAAGAACGCGATATACTGGACTATTATATGATTTGGAAATCGAGGAAGGGTCCTCGCCGAACTATTTAACCCCCGATGCGCTTCTCCACAATGGCGGAGGAAAACGCAACGGTTCATTCGCGATTTATTTAGAACCATGGCACGCGGATGTGGAAATGTTCTTGCAGATGCGGAAGAATCACGGCGACGAAGAACTGAAAGCGCGCGACTTATTCTATGCGCTATGGATCCCCGACCTTTTTATGCAGCGAGTAAAGGAAGGCGGGCAATGGACGCTCATGTGTCCCGATGAATGTCCCGGATTATCGGATTGCTATGGAGACCAATTCGTCGAATTGTATACGAAATACGAACGCGAAGGACGGGGCAAACGAACCATGTTGGCGCGCGACCTCTGGTTTCAAGTACTCGACGCCCAGATGGAAACCGGCACCCCTTATATCCTCTACAAAGACGCGTGTAATATAAAATCAAACCAGAAGAATCTAGGGACAATTAAATCCAGCAATTTATGCGTTGCCCCGGAAACTCGCATTTTAACCGACAAAGGTCACGTGGAAATAAGCTCGGTCGCCGATAAGCAAGTGACTGTATGGAATGGGTTCGAGTGGAGCACCGTTTCTGTGAAAAAAACCGGCGTCGACCAAGAATTAATCGAAGTTCGCACAAACGACGGGTGTGATTTATCATGCACAAAGTATCATAAGTTCTACGTGATGAGTGAAAATGACACCAACCCAAAATATAGGGAGACTGATGCGAAAGACCTTCGTGTCGGCGACAGACTCTTTCGAAATCCATTCCCGGTGATTAAAGACGCTCACCTAATCCCCGCATTAAAGAGGTTCTCCGAATTAGCAGAGACGAACGCCACTGTCAGCGATGGATGTGTCCGACTCGTGGCAAATTACTATTTTCTGAAAGAGTACAAATTCTTTTTGCAGACGTGCGGAATCAACCCGTTCTTAACCAAAAATGCGGCAACGGATAAGTGGGAACTCCTATTAACGAAACTGGATGTTGCTATATTGTCGGAAAACGGGTTCCATTGCGAAAATCTGGATTTTACGGAATTGCGAGATTCGAGTAAAGACGTGATAGTGACGGAAATAATCGACCGCGGCAGACGCGATGACACCTATTGCTTTAATGAACCACTGCGCCATTTAGGCGTTTTCAATGGGTTATTAACCGGGCAATGCACCGAAATCGTCGAATACTCCGACTCGAATGAAACCGCGGTTTGCAACTTGGCGTCGATTGGGTTGCCAATGTTTGTCAATACAGAAACCGGCACATTCGACTATGAGTATTTGCATCATATTTCGAAGATTGTTACGCGCAATCTGAACAAGGTGATTAATATCAATTACTATCCTACGGAAAAAACGCGTCTTAGTAATCTTCGTCATCGCCCTATCGGTATCGGCGTACAAGGTTTAGCGGATGTTTTCATTCAGATGGGAATTGCATTCCATAGCGAAGAAGCAAAAGTGGTCAACCGCAATATATTCGAGACCATATACCACGCTGCCGTGGAACAGAGTATGGAACTGGCGAAAATAGAAGGACCATATGAAACATTTGCCGGGTCTCCCGCATCTAAAGGGGAACTGCAGTTTGATATGTGGAATGTGATGCCTAGTAACCGATATGATTGGGGGTCCATACGCAAAAATATCCAGGAATTCGGAATGCGGAATTCTCTTCTCGTTGCACCGATGCCTACCGCGTCCACCTCTCAGATACTGGGATTCAATGAGTGTATCGAACCACTTACGAGCAATATTTACAGTAGACGAACCTTGGCGGGCGAGTTCATACTAGCAAATAAATATTTGATGTCGGATTTGATTAAACTCGACCTCTGGAATGAGAAGATAAAGAACAATATTATTGCGAATAATGGAAGTGTACAGCATATTGATGTGATTCCGAAAGAAATCCGCGATAAGTACAAAACTGTATGGGAGATTCCAATGCGGCATTTAATTGATATGGCGGCAGACAGAGGCGCATTTATTTGCCAGAGTCAAAGTCTAAATCTGTGGTTAGAAGACCCGAATTACAATACATTGACTTCTATGCATTTTTATAGTTGGACCAAAGGATTGAAAACGGGGATTTACTATTTGAGAAGACGGGCGAAACATCAGGCACAGCAATTCACGATTGAACCGGAAAAACGGACAAATAAAGAAGAAGACGAACACGACATATGCGAATACTGTTCTGCATAATTACAATGAAGATTCTATAAAAAACAAAAAGTATATTATATTTTTTATTTTTCAGCGACTTTCAAGTAGAAAGAAAATATTATGCCTACAAGGATAATCTGCTATATTTTTGCACAAGGTCTCGGAAATCCGATTCCGACATTTCCATTGCGCCTCTTACCTTCAAGAAACAGCGGAGACAGACCAACACATCAATTATCGAATTGTGTAAATCCACCGGAATCGCGGATTCCGTTTCGCTAAACAACTTTGCATATAATTCATTTAGACGCGGGAATTTCTTGCGAACGTTCACCGCTACATTCGTATTCTTCGGTGCGACATTCTCCGGAATTGTCCCATCCAAATGATCAAGTTCCTTCTGTGTAGTGGTAGGTTGAACAACCGGAAAATCGATATTGCAGAGTTCGATAGTGTTCATCATAGTGCAGAATGTGTCAATATGATAAGCAGCATTGAATTTTTTCGTGAATATTCCACACATCATATTTACCCGCTCTTGATTTGTAACGAACTTCTCTAACCCCGCACGATTACGCCACATCTCTTTTCTCACCAATTCTGAGTCGAATTGTAAATTGTGTGCTACAATACAGTCGCATTTCATATATGCAACAAAGAACTTAGCGAGAAGTTGTACAATCGACTTACCTTTTTGTTCCGTTATTTCGCGGGTTATTCCGTGCACTTTGACGGATTCTGGACTGACTTGCACTGTATCCGGGATTCGCACATATTCATCGACGATTTCTTCGATTTTATTGGTCAATACGTTGTATACAATGTAACTGAGTTGCATTATATATGGGTAGGATTCATTTGGCGGAAACGCTTCTCCCTTACGAGGACGTTTAGGCATCAATCCGGATGTTTCTGTATCGAAAACCAAGACTCGTTTATGATATTTCGGCATAGTTAATCGGTTTTGTTTCTCCATTTTGATCGGTTGGTCTTTAGGTGAATGCAATTGAATTTGGATTTGTCGATGAACCAACAACAATTATTATTCTTTCAATTTTTCGAATTCGAATACGAATATGCCCACCCCGCGTAGATAAATAATACTAGTCAACCCACATAATAGTATATTGCAATGTATCAATCGTATATAGACTCGAACACAGATAATAGACAATCAAGTAATAAGAAGAAGCAAGTCACATTTGTTTCTGCCTATTATACTTTACATGCAACGCCATATTTCAATTTGCATCCGGAAGAATGGGACCCTGCGCCTATATTCGAACTCGCTAGAACCGGTATCCAGCTGTGTCTCTATATTGGACCGACGTGTGCATTTGAAGCAGCATTTGAACAACTCGAGAAAGAATGCCCGAATTTTCGTCTGATGCCGTATCGCCTCTTCTACAAGGATATGTGGATTTACCGTGCTTTAGAAGAATGGCGAGAAGTGGATTCGCTCACGTTACCCGCTTCTCGTAATTTGGAGAAAGATACATTGGAATACATGATTTATATGCATAGTCGACACGAGATAATCGAAGACGCTATATCGGAAAACCCGTGGGACTCTACCCATTTTGCGTGGATAGATTTCAATTCTCCTAGACTATTTAGCAAAAAATCGGAATCCTTTTCGAAATTGGTCGAAATTGCGGACTATCCGTTCCCGGAAGACGTCGCTTATTTCTCCGGGTGTTGGTCGAAATTGGACGCGGATACAGCGAAGAACATTGCAAATTGTATCCACTGGCGGTTTTGTGGTGCATTCTTTCTAGCGGATGTCAAGTCGTTTACCGAGTTCGCCGAATTGTACAGAGTTAAATTCCCCGAATTCCTTCAGCAACACGGTGTATTCCCGTGGGAGGTCAATTTCTGGGCGTGGATGGAATTCGACGGGTGTTGGAAACCGACGTGGTACCGCGGCGACCATAACGACCAAATGTTGAACGTATTCAACGGCGTTTCAGCGGATACATATGCAGTTCGATTACCGGAAGAGGCGATTGTCAGTAAACGCGAGTATAACTACCCGGAAATCAATACGTTTTTACCGGGATCGGCATCGTATTTGGAATACGAAGGAAAGCATTATCTAAATACGCGAATGGTGAATTATTGGATGTATCCGAGTGGTTATTACCGGTTTCATACGCCGGATTTGGTGATAGAGAACCGGAATTTGTTTTCGGAATTGGATGCAGATACGTTGTCGCCGGTCGATTTCCGCGAAATGGAGGAAGGCGCGTTATACCAACCGGATGGGACTCGATTGAAAGCACCGGAACGTGAGAAGCGGACATTTTCAGTCGGATTAGAAGATATTCGATTATTTTGCGGTAAGAAGGGCGTGGATGGTAAGAGACCAATGCGGTTTCTGGCGACGAATGTGGAGTACTCGCCGGTTTCGAAGAATCGTATGGTTCTTGGAACATATGATTCGGAGTCGGGAACATATCGCGACTGTATAGTGGTTGTTCCCCCGGACCCGCATTCTTGGTGCGAGAAGAATTGGATTCCTATATTGTCAAATTGGAATAATGGAGCGGAAGAAGAATTGTTTATCTATAAATGGTCTCCGATGGAGATAGGACGGGTGAATCCGGAAACGAATCAGTTGCAGATAGTGATACGACACGAAATACGGTCTTGGTTGTTTGGAAAGTTGAGAGGTTCGACGACGTTTGTGGATTGTCCTTTTGATGTTTTACCGGAAGAGTTGAGAGGAGGCGGAGGCGCGTATTTGGTCGGATTGGCACATTTCAGTGAAGAACATTCGCCGAGACATTATTATCATTTGCTGGTTTTGCTGGAGAAAGAGACGTTGAAACCGGTTCGGCATTCGCGTGTGTTTTATTTTGAGAAGTTGTCGATTGAATTTTGCATTGGTATGACGGTGCGAAATGGGAAGTATGTGTTTTGGATATCGCGGTTTGACAGAGACCCGGTTTGTATTGAAGTGAATGCGGGGGGTTTGTTGTTGGATAATATGGTGTAGTACAACTATGAGAAGTATTATCTGGTTAATGTCTGGGACAATTCTGGAGAGAGGATGTAACGAAGTCATAACGAAGTGCAGGAACGTAGGAATTGGATGATAAATGCGAAGTGCCTGAGAAACGACCATAGAATTTGTTTCGTAGGTAGAATGGACGTATACATTGACACCATTGCGAATCGATGGGCATCAGTGCTCCCCCCAGACGTATTATTATTTTTTTGGTTTTTTTATACTTTTGTTATGATTGTTATTTAATCGTTTGCCACCGTCTCCTTGGAAATTTGTGTTTAAACGTTTACTACGGTTTAGTACTTCTTCTCTTTGTTGTTGTTTAACAGTTTTTTCTGTGATGGGTCGTTTGTGCTTGATTACTACTACGGAATTTTGTTCTGTTGTGTCTGTTGTTTTTTTATTGGGTTTGACTTCTATCACATTCGCTTCTCTTCGACCTGTACTTGATAGGTGGGAGGTTCTAGTATAGAACCGTTCATATATATTTTTTATTTTTGTTATAGCATCCTCATTATCACCAGAATTATTAAAATCAATCTTTTTTAAATCATCAATAACTTCTTCCATAATAACAATAATATTTGTTGCATTTTGACTGGTAGTCTCCAAATCCAAATAATTCGACGGATTCTTAAATTGTAAGTCTATATTCTCTTTTATTAGATGTTTATTTTCTTTATATCCTTGATTAGTAGTCACTCCCGATTGTGTTAAGAAATTTACCATTTCGGTTTTCAAACTTTTAGTAAAAAAGTTCAATTTATTGTTCAATTCAATTAACTCGGATGATTTTACTGAAATGAATCCCCGTTTCAATTCATCTATATTGGTGATTTCATTAAGTTTACTCAATTCTAAAGTTATATTGTTAGATAAAGACTGTATTTTGTTTAGTATATTAATATACTCTATTATAGTGTTGTTAAACTTTTCATTTTCTGTTATACTAGAAAGGTAACTCTTGATACGTTCTATATCAGACAGGGGTTTTTTGTTGTTAGCACTAGCACTATGCCTCACATCATTAATATATGTGAACAATATTCTTTCATGTAATTTATAATTCGCACTTGGATTATTTACATCGTCTATAAATATATCAATATAAAATTTATCAAGTTTATTAAAACTGAATATATATGAAGACTTATAGGTATATGAAGATGAAGACGTATAGGCTTCATTCACTAATAAATCAAATTGAATAGTGGTTACTACGTTCCACTTAGTATTCGAGTTGGCGTCATAATGAATAATAGGGGTATTTATTGAATGTTTAATTCCGTGTCTTTTAATTTTTATTATTGATGCAGATACACTATTTCCAGCTACAGTTAAATTATTTTCACTGGAATTATTAGTTTGGTTTAGGTAGTATTTCGTATGGATTAATAAAAACGTTACAACATCACCTTTTAAGAGTCCATCCAATTGATTTTTATTTTTATCATATTTTATATTAGGTGTTTTGGTTTCCATTGTATAGTAAATATGATAAATGTATATATATCATATTTAATTAAATATTCATATCTTCTTATGTTATTCGAAATTGAATAATCGAATTATATATTAAACTCTTCTGAATTCAACCACGAGATGTCGCTAATGCTTTTTGAACACGAATGCATTCTGGTCGCTACGCTTCTGGTCGCTACGCTTATCATTAGATATTCGAGTTCTAGTAATAAATATAATAACATATATGTTTATAAATAAGTTATAATGAATTCAAATATTAATCCAATAGTAGAGGCGTTTGATAAAATATTAAATATTATTATTTCAAACCAACCTAATTATCCGATATCCGAAGACACACAAGATCAGCCGAAACCAAAACCGTCCAATACGGATAAATTAGATAAGAAAGTAATGAAACTAAAACCACTAACAATGAATCATAAACAAATATTAACTGCCAATAACCAACTCGGAATAGAATCATCAAGACCTAAAAAAAATTTAACAGATTCATTAGTATATAAAAATATAAAACACACACCAGTAGAACAATCAGATAACGTTAATATATTGGAAACTCAAGATGTTCTAACTAATTTACCAGTAGTAACATCATCACAATCAGAACAATACACAACACCACAAGAGGCATCAACAACAGATAAAAAATACAATGACATATCAGCAGAAGTCGCTACTGCAGTTGCCGCTGATACTACAGATAAACCGCCCGTAGCTAAATCACCAACCGAAAAAAAAACAGAACCAAGAGTTGCTACTCTAGTGGGAGTACCCAACCAACAACAAGTCCAATCATCATCATCAGATTTAACAACACCACAACTAGCACCGATACAAGAGACAAATGACGCTGATAAATCAGCTGCAACTTCTGCAGCAGTTGCAATCGCTCTATGGGAAAAATCACTAGAAGAAACCCAGCAAGGAACCCCAGCACCAGAAACATCAGTACCACAAGAAACATCAGTACCAGTACCAGTACCAGTACCAGTACCAGTATCAGTACCAGTATCAGTACCAGTACCAGTATCAGCAAAATCAACAATAGATGCAAATAACGAGGACATATCAGCAGAAATTGCGGTTGCTACTGCTCTAGGTCTAGGAAACAAATCACAACCAGTAACCGCATCCGTATCAAAAGATAGTACACTAAACGCGCCGCCACCACCACCACAACAAGTACCACCACAAGTACTACCATCACAAGTACTACCATCACAAGTACCACCACAACAAGTACTACTACCACCACCACCACCACAACAAGTACTACCAACACCAGACGCATTTGCAGCAACAAACACAACCCCATCTGATATATCACCAGCTGTTGCTACTGCATTTGCATTACAAACCGCGCAAGCACCAGCAGCAAAAACAAACCCCGATAATATATCAACCGAACTTGCTACTGCATTTGCATTACAACACGCGCCAGCAGTAGCAGCACCAGAACCAGTGACAGCAGAAACCGCTGACATACCAGCAGCTGTTGCTGCTGCATTTGCATTACAAACCGCGCAAGCACCAGCAATAAACAAAAACCACACTGACATACCAACCGCTGTTTCTGCATCGATTGCATTTCAACCCGTGCCACCAGAACCATCACTAGTAGCACCAGTGACAGCAACACCAGTGACAACAGAAACCTCTGACATACCAGTAGAAATTGCTACAGCGATTGCATTACAAACCGCGCAAGCAGTAGCACCAGCAGCAAACAAAAACTCCGCTGACATATCACCAGCAGCACTAGCAGCACCAGCAGAACCAGTGACAACAAAACCCGCTGACATACCAGTAGAAATTGCTACAGCGATTGCATTACAAACCGCGCAAGCACCAGTGACAGCACCAGGACCAGCAGTAGCAGCACCAGTGACAGCAACACCAGTGACAACAGAAACCTCTGACATATCACCAGCAGTTGCTGCTGCAATTGCATCACAAACCGCGCCAGCAGCAGTATTAGCACCAGAAACACCAAAACCCTATGACATATCACCAGCAGTTGCTGCTGCAATTGCATCACACACCGCGCCATCAGCAGTATTAGCACCAGAAACACCAAAACCCTCTGACATATCACCAGCAGTTGCTGCTGCAATTGCATCACACACCGCGCCATCAGCAGTATTAGCACCAGAAACACCAAAACCCTCTGACATATCACCAGCGGTTGCTACAGCAATTGCATTACAAACCATGCCACCAACAACAGGACCAGGAGCAACAGTAGCACCAGGACCAGTATCGCCAGGAGCATCACCACCAGAAAACGCAAAACCCGCTTATATACCGGCAGTTGCTGCTGCAATTCCATTACAAAACGCACCAACAAAAACAGTATTAACGAAAACAACCACAAGTAACGGAAAGAAAGGTTTAAAAAACGGAGACGGAGACGGAAACGGAAACGGAACAGAAATAGACCCTGTAATTACAACCTCGCAAGATTCTGTCACATACGTTACTAAAGAAGGAATTGTGTACATTTATAGTAATGGAAAAATGGTAGAATACGAAGGTTCGATTGACAATAATAATATTCGTGAAGTCCGTGCAACCCCAGATAGTTCCGACACAGGTATCGAAGTATTTTCAGATGGTAAATTTGAAAAATTGACAACGGAAAATTTTAAAGATCTTTATCCAATAACATCAAAAGAATATGAGCACAAAAATGATATTTTTACAATCATAAAGAAAACAGCATTAAACATATTTAAAATAAATGACAGATATTTAAAAAACAAATTAGATTACGAATCGGATGACGAAGACGACGACGAAGACGAAGATGAATAAATATAATGTCACATTCTATTCTGTTCTAACTACAAAACAGATATACGGTCGTTTCTCCGGCATTATCACTTAGTAATTGTCCCAAAATACGCTTCTATTTCAACCATTTTCGATAATAAGACTGGCATCGTTCTAAATATTCCAGCGGGATGCCTCCTTCGCCTTCTCTCGACCTCTTACCTATTCTCTCCAAGCATATTTCCGGTGATACGTCCAAATACAATATTGCGTCCAATGGGAATTCATTTGCGGTGCTGTCAAACAAATCCTGGTATACTTTAAAGCAGACGTTCGCAATCATGCCGTCGTCTCGCAACATTTCCGCGAATACATGCCGTCCAGCGTCGATGGACCTCTCGCAAATCAATAATTCGCAGTCCGGGTTTTCGCGAACAATTTTCCGAAATGCTTCTAAATGTGTCATATATACCATTACCTGGAATGCGAATGCATATGTTTTCGGTTCTTTATAAAACTTCTCTAAGATGGATTCGCCGGTTTCTGAATCGCATACAGACGTCCAGACATCCACTGGTTCTTTCATGAATACGATTTTTGAGTCAGATAACTCGCCGAAATACTTGCGGGGGTCGGTCTCGTACTTACTCTTTAGAATATCAATCATCGTCGATTTGCCCGCTCCAATATTGCCTTCCAGTGATACGATAAACGGTCTTTTCGTATTCTCACTTCTTTCCATAAAATGCAATACAAGATTTTCAATACCTGGTATGTCAGAAGACATCAAGGTGTTCAACGCGTTTTTAATGGCAGAGTAGGACATATTATATAAAACAGAGTGGTTGTGTTATGATGTTATAGAACGAACACCGAATTTCCGTTCAATTTTTCATTATGCCTACGTTGTCCTCTCCGGAATTGTCCCAACAGACAAAAAACCGGATAAAATCAAAATCACAATATATTACAAACAAGGCAATATGAGAGTAGAGCATATATTTTTGATTCTTGTTATTTTATTCGTTGTTTATGTAGCAACAAAAAATATATTATATGCTGCATTGATTCTGATTGTTTTGGCGGTTTCCCAATACAATAATATTTACCAATCGTGGATTCAAGTAAAAGAGACCGAGGCATTTGAGCAAAAAATGGGAGAAGTTGTGAAAAAAATAAACGAAAATGAGTCCACTGCAATTGAAACGATTCCGCGTATAATTATCCAGGTATGGGTGCAAAAAGGTGGAGGTATTCCAAAAATACCCACCAACCAAGTGAATTATATGAACAAATTCCGCAAAATGAATCCAGCATTTGAGCATATGTTTTTCAACGGAGAAGACGTAGAGGAGTTCTTTAAGTCGAATTATATGGAATACTACGATACCTATCAAAGACTGCCCTTTTTCATACAAACACTCGATTTTTTCCGTTATTTAGCGATATACCACTATGGCGGGTTCTATTTTGATATGGATATCGACCCGAAGAAACCTCTCGACGAAAAAATATTGAATCATTCTGCGGTCTTCCCCGTCGATGAATATGCGAGTAAACTGGATTGCGCAAACAACCCGCGTATGAAGTCGTATTGCTTGGTAGGACAGAATTTCTTACTAGGACAATATGCCTTCGGTGCGACAGCAAAGCATCCCTTTATGAAATTTATGGTAGATAAAATACAGCAGAATTTGGAGAATTATATTCGGATAGCAAAACAAATCAATAAAGCGGACAAAGATGCCACGCATTATTTTGTGTACAAGACAACCGGACCGGATTTCGTGACGGATTGTTATGTGAAATACAAGGAGAAGGAGCAACTCTATATATTATCCAATGGTAAGCGACAGATGTTCGGTGATTATGCGGAACACAAATATATAGGAACGTGGAAATAGGGTATCATCATCATCTCGTTATCACTTCGTAATTGTCTCAATCGATTTGCGATGGCGGTATGCGAGTAAGTCTACAACGCGAGAGGTGGTGGGAAACTCGTCGACTCCATATACATCTTGCAGTAATAACCATTCGAAGAGACCGCCTACATAAATGTATACATCTGTTATTCCTAAACTGAGTAATTGTGCGCGTTTTTGTCTCGCCGAATCATCGCAGCAGTTACGTCCGTATAGTATAATTGTTTTATTCGACTCTGTATATTTAGATAGGTATTCATTGATAAACACTTCTTCTTCTGCGGGAGTTAATGTGCCGCGAATCAATACTTGTTCGTAGGCGGGCATCGTGTGTATAATGGCGTACTTGTCTGTATTGTTTATGCAGTGTAACATATCGTCGAACCCGATTGCACGTTCACCGAAAGAAGGAATCGCGGATTGCAAGACCCATTGTATTAGAGAGGACATTCTTTGCAAATATAAATATACGTCTGGTAGATTTATATTTATTTACCGGCGATATTGCATTAAAAAATATAATTATAAAAAAGATAAACACGTCGTATCATCTAATATACACATTTTACGAAATCGACTTAAATAAATACACCATAAGAGAATGGATTTGTCACAAACGAAACTTTCGAAATCAGAGTGGAGTTCGGTCGAGGTGCCGGTATCTGAAAAAGAAAAGCGCGTCATCGAACTTATTCTAGACGGATACGCAGACCCGAACATCCGTACAAACCAGCATCTATCTCTCCTTCGTACCATGAAGGTGGAGACGAGTGAAGAAATGGAGTATTACTTATACAAGACCTATTTTGCAGATAGAATAGGAGAAGACGAAGACGGTTCCGCCAAAAAGACCCACCGAAAAATCAAACCGCCAAACAAAGCAGACCAAATACGTATCCAGAAGTTAAATGCTACTATCGAATCCCAACGCACCGTGATTTTCGATTTCGTTCTTCTCGATTACACGATTGCCGCTAAAAAAGGGTCGGTCAACGCACTTTACACGCTCCTCTATCTCCGTAAATTGACGATTCCGGGTATTAACCGGTTTCTTCTCCAGTTTGTCGACAACTATATTGCAAACGTCGATATCTCCTCTCCAGAAAAAATATGCGAAATATTTGCAAATGCATCTACACATATTGAGAAGAACAAGATGTTGACGGAATATGCGGACGAGTCGTTATATTCTCATCAGCGTGACCTATTTACGATATTTCGTACCGAACCGAAACCGAAAAAAACCGTCGAACCTGTTCCGAAATGCGTTCTCTATATGGCACCAACTGGTACGGGAAAAACACTTAGTCCAATCGGGTTGTCGCAAGAATATCGTGTCTTATTTGTATGTGCGGCGAGACACGTCGGGTTAGCACTGGCGAAATCTGCTATCAGTGTAGGAAAACGAGTTGCATTTGCATTCGGGTGTGAAACTTCATCCGATATTCGACTCCATTATTTCGCCGCAGCGGATTATACGGTGAACCGTAAAACCGGCGGTATTTACCGCGTGGATAATAGCAACGGTATTCGTGTCGAGATTATGATTTGCGATGTGGCGTCGTATTTAATTGCAATGTATTATATGAAGTCGTTCCATCCAGTCGAGAAGATAATCACATATTGGGACGAACCTACGATTGGTATGGACCGCTGTGACGACGAAACCGCGGAATTGCACCATTTAATCCATCGTGTTTGGTCGCTCAATCAAATTCCAAATATCGTCCTCTCTTGTGCCACACTTCCAAAGCGCGATGAAATCGGAGGTGCTCTTCAAGATTTTCGTGCTAAATTTATGTCGGAAACTGGCGAAGAACCGGAAATACACGTGATAGAAAGTCACGACTGCAAGAAAACCATTTCTCTTCTCGGTAAAGACGGCAAAGTCGTGTTACCGCATTTACTTTTTGCGGATTACTCCACGTTGATTATGGACTGCGTAGACCACTGCGATGCGAACCGGTCTCTTCTCCGGTATTTCGACGTTTTCGAGATAATCCGATTTTGTACACATGTCCAGTCGCATTTGAGAGAAGATATGCATATAAGCAGATGGTTTAAATCGATTGAATCCATTACATTGCATTCGATTAAATTGTATTATCTTGCGATATTGCGCGAGCTGCCATCGGAGCAGTGGAATGGAATCCACCAATATATGAAGAAAACCTTGAAATCGAAATTCTCGTGCGATTCCGATGTAGGACAAGATATCCGCAAGATAAAGAGCGAATCCGGAATATTGTCTGGGACGTCGGTATCTTCTGTCCTCTCTTTACCCGCATCAAACAAAATTGTACGTCAAACAAGTTTTGGGACAATTCCGGAGAGAGGTACGAACGTAGGAATTGGACGATTATCCGGAGAAAAGGAGGTTTGTAGGAATAATGCGTCCTTCCCGCCACCGCCACCTTTAGCTCCTCCTTTAGCAGCAGCTGCAGCAGTTGCCCCGTCTCCCGCATCTGGAATTTTACTTACTACATCGGATGCACATACCCTAACGGACGGACCGACTATCTATCTAGCAGAAGATATTGAGAAGATAGGCAGATTTTATATTCAGCAAACGAAAATACCGGATACTGTATTTGCCTCTATACAACAGAAAATTGACCGCAACAATATGATTCTAAAGCGAATCAATGGAATCGAAAAAGACATAGAGGCGAAAATGGGTTCGTCTGCTTCTAAAACAGATGAAAAGTCTTCGAAAAAGGCGGAGAAAGAACCAGCTTCTAAAGAAGTACAGAGGATGTTGGAACAAATCAACGAAATGCGTGCGGCAATACAGACGGTTCATTTGAATGCAATGTATATTCCGAATACGAAACCGCATCAAGAAATATGGTTGCCTAAATCGTTGTCGTCTTCTCTGCCTATTAAAAACGCGTTTGTGCCGAATGTAGACGAAGAGGATGTCCGCAATATAATGACGCTCGATGTCGATAATCAGCAAAAATTATTGCTTATTCTGGGTATCGGCGTCTTCTCCCGGTCGACGGATTCGCGTTATGCTGAAATAATGAAACGTCTTGCCTATGAACAACGACTATTTTTGATCATCGCATCTTCGGATTATATTTACGGCACAAATTACCAATTTTGCCACGGATTTATTGGGAAAGATTTGACGAATATGACCCAACAGAAAACCATACAGGCGATTGGCAGAATCGGACGCAATAATATTCAGCAGGAATATACTGTCCGGTTTCGCGATGACAGTGTAGCGGAAATGTTATTCCGGAAAACGACGCATAATCTAGAAGCAAATATCATGAACAAATTGTTTTGCAGTGATGAATGAGAGGTAGGTGGGGTAGAAAATTGAAAGGTTTTTATGCAAAGTATTTAGTTATGCATAAAAAAATCATTGATATTGTACAGAATACGAATTCCTACGTTCCTTCACTTCGTTATGACTTCGTTACATCCTCTCTCCGGAATTGTTCCAAAAACAAAGATTCGTCAAAATCTAGAGGAGTTTGCTAATACTTTCCTTGAGTTTCATAAAGACAAACTGGTGTTCGATTTGTTATGCCTTCAAAACGCCGTAGGCGTTTCTCAGGATAATCATCCAATTCCTACGTTCGTTCCTCTCTCAGGAATTGTCCCAAATCCGTTGTGTGAAAATACCATACTCGAATGGCAAGAGGAAAATGGGTGTAAATGGTACTTGCGAAAAACTATATTATGTAGTGCCAACGAACCAAATGTCACAGAATATAGGTTACGGCGTATTTATGAAAAGCAAACGAAATTGAAATCGGAAAAGCAGATTTTCGACGAATGCTGGGTTTATCTTCCGCACGAATATGTATATATAGGCAAACTAAAGAATGATTCGCGCAATGCAACCATAGGTGGGTATTATTTCGAAAAATACAGCGGTTACAGTCCGAAGAATAGCAATGGAAGGTAAGTCTTATATTCTACCTACGAAACAAATGCGCAGCGCCGTAGGCGTTTTATAGGTAAGTTCGATAACAGCGCTAACTACTTTTTTATTCGAATGATTATATTTGAAACAAAATATACTCAAATCATATAATGAGAATTGTTAAACGGTCAAAACGCAACAAAACAAAATTAAAGAAACGGAATTCAAGAAAAAACAAACGAATAGTTAAAATGAGAGGAGGAAATAAGACTGAATTCACTTTGATGACATTTAATGTTGAATTATTTGGATACCTTCCAACTTATCCAGAGAAAAACTTGATAACAAATAATAATTCAGTTAAAACACCAGATTTTAGTAAATACCAAGAATTGACGATTGATGATGCTAAAGTGCGAAAGTTCGAGGAACTTTTTAAAGATGTAGATATTGCCTGTT